GGCGGCCGCGCTAGTCGACCGTTTTATAGGCACTAGCACGGTGCCCGCCGATATCCGAAGGTCAGCGATTCTAGAAGTGACCGCAAACCTCTTTAACCGCCGCTCTTCTAGCCGCGACGCGTCAACCGCGTTGGACGCTGATTCTACGGCCTCATTCTTTAGGCCCGCGCTCGACCCGCTCACGCCCGCATATCCCATGCTTCGCCCGTTCATGAAAGCCGCGTTTATCTAATGTTTTACGACATTAACGAAATCATTAAAGACGCGACAATCCCCGGTCTAACCGTAACCTCTGACCCCGCATCTCTTCGCCCGGCGCTAGCGGCCGGCGAAACGTGCCTATGGATTGGCGCACCCGAAGCGATCGACTTCGACGGATACGGACAGGGAACGTGCACATGGGCAACCGTGATCGTTCACCCGAACTACCGCGACCACATGGCCGCGCTGCCCGAAATGCTTGCACTTGCAGAAACCCTTGAACCGCGCCTGTCAATTACCCGTATCCGCCCGGACACGATCGAACTGGCAGGAACCGTTTACCCAGCCCTTGAACTTTCGTTCGAAACAACATTTAGGAAGTGAAACAACATGGCCGAAAAATTCCCGAAGCTTGGCCCTGGCACATTGAAGTTCGGCGAAACCGCTAGTGCACGCGAATTCGCCGCGCGCCTGTCTAGCGTGAAGTACACCCCTTCAATGAAGGACCAGGACCCTATCGCTCTCTTGGACGGTTCAGAATTCGTTCCCACCGGCGACGTGACCGGCGAACTGTCTGGAACGTTCTACCAAGACTTCGACAAGACAGGAATTGTCGCATGGACCTACGCGCACGCCGGCGAAGTCATGCCCTACATTTTCAAGCCGAACAACAATGAGCAAATGACCTTGAAGGGCAAGGTGAAGATTACGCCGGTTGTTATCGGCGGCGACGTGAAGAAGGAGAACACCACCGACTTCACGTTTACGACCGTAGGCGGCCTTCCCACAATCGAATTCGGAAACCTGCCCGCGTAATCGTGGGAACTGGACGCGGTAAAAGCCCGCTCTTCGAAGTCGCAAACGCTAGAGAGTATCGCCGGCGAATGAAAGCCGCCGGCGACTCTCTAGAAGACCTCAAACAACTTCACAAAGACGTTGCCACGCTTGTTGTCGCCGAAGCACAGCGACTTGTTCCGCGCAAAGACCAAGACTTAGCCGGAACAATCCGCGCCGCCGGGACGAAAACCGCCGCTATCGCCCGCGCTGGTAACAAGCGAATCAGGTACGCAGGAATGATTCAGTGGGGACGAAAGATTTGGCCCTCTGTCCGCTCTAAAAAGCCGCCTTCCGGCCGCGAAAAACATGATTCTGTGTACCTCCCTAGCCTGTTCCTCACCCGCGCCGCCGCTGACAGCGAACCGAAGTGGGTAGGAATGTACATCGACCATATTGAGAACTCATTAGAGAAAGCCGCCGAATCATGATTCAAAAGACATTCGTTTCATACGAACTCGCAGACGGCCAAACCGGAACCGCGCGCATTTTGGCATACGACAAGATCATTGCCGAACGCACATGCCAAATGAATTCATGGGAATTCAAGGACGGCCCGCGCCTGGCCTCAGTCATTCTTTATGCAGCGCTACAGCGCCTTCACGTCATTGAAGAAGTGTCATACGAAGAGTTCGCAGAAAAGATTCTCGTTGACTACTCACCCAGCGACGCGCCCGAAGACACGGAAAACCCTACCCGGTAGGCGAATGGACCGCCGCCGTTGTCGCACTAGCCATGCGAACAGGTATCCCCTATTCGACGTGGCTTAGCGAACCCGCCGAAATTCTTGAAACAGCTTTAACGATCGCCTTCAATTCTGAAAAGGAGTAACCACATGGGTTCAGGTAAGAGCGCAATTCTTGCCGTGAAGATTCTTGGCGACGCGCAAGGCGCAGTTAAAGCGATCAAAGAAACCGAAGATGCCGGCGGCGGCCTATTTTCCAAGATCACCGGCGGAATACCCAGCTTTGCAATGATC